CCAACGCAGTCAAAAATCTGACTATGGCGTAAGGCCATTATTAATTGGGGGCGGCTAATGTCGCTCCCTTTTTAATTACAGGGGCAAGCAATGATTAAATTATTAGTTTCACTCGCTGGCACAGATTTAGACGGCGAAACATTCTCCAAAGCGGTTGGCGAAACAGTCAAACTCGACGCTAAAAGCGAGGCTAACTATATTCGCGAAGGCATGGCGGAACCAGTTAAAACAAAGCCAGCGGCTAAATCAAAAAAATGAAAGTTGAACGCATAGCAGACGCCAAAGCCGAAGCGATTTCATTAGATGAAGCGCGCAAGCAATGCCGTATTTTAGGCACTGATGACGATGACGTATTGCGAGTCTTTATCGAAGCAGCGCGCAACCATGTCGAGAATCTAACGCGGAACGCATTGATTGAAGGCACTTATGCGTTTTATTTCGATGAACATCAGGATTATTTCGAAATTTACAATCCGCTAATCTCAATTACATCATTTGAGTATAAAACAACCTCAAATATTGGCACGTATGCTGGGAGCTTAACCGGTACAGATTACCATTTTAACAGTGATCAGGGACTTATTACCCTGGCTGATAACGCAATGTCTGACATTTACGCGCAGTCCAACGCGGTGAAGATAACAGCGGTGACAGGTCAATCGAATGTGGGCGCTGTAAAAGGTGATATTAAGCTAGGTATGTTATTGATGATAAGCCATTGGTACGAGAATAGAGAAGCAACCATTAGCGGGACAATTATCGCAAAATTACCTTTCGGCGTTGATGCGATGCTTAACCCTTATAGAGCTTACCGGTTATGAAAGCGGGAAAACTTCGGCATTTAGTCTCAATTGAACGCGCAACCAAAACACGCGGTGGTTATGGCGAAGAAATCGAAACATTTTTGGAAATAGGGAAAGCGTGGGCGTCAATCGACACCATGACCGGCGCGGAATCAACGCAAGGTGGGCAGTCAGACGCTAAATCAAATAGCACGATAATCATGCGCTATACAAGCATCAATAATTCAGATCGGGTTAATTTTGGTGGTCGAATATTCAATATAATCCATATTGATAATAAAGAAGGACGTAATAAAGAATTGCAAATAACGGCTATCGAAGATGTTTGATATATCCGTCATCGGTAATAAAAAACTCGAAAAAAAGCTATCGAAGATGGAAAAGAAAGTTCAATCGAAGCTAATGAAAAAGGCCATGAAAGACGCCATGAAGCCAGTACAGGAGCTTGCTAAGCAACGCGCGCCCGTACTGGACGGACTGCTAAGGAGAAGCATTAGACTTGGCGTCAAGACCAGCAGGAGAACCGGCATATCCGTGATGCTTCGAACCGGTACACGTAAGCAATTAAAAATACCAGCAGACGCAAAATACTATTATCCAGCGGCGCATGAGTACGGCACAAGGCACATGCCAGCAAGGTCTTTTCTAAGGTCTTCACTCGACACTAAAAAAGAAATCGTACTAAAAAAATTTAGCACCGAATTAAATAAATTACTGGTGAAAGCATGAGTATAGAAAAAGCGCTATACGATTATCTCAGCACCAAGGCGGGAGTGGTCGCACAGGTATCAACTAGGGTTTATCCAGACATAGCACCAGAAAGCGCGGTCTATCCTTTTATCACCGTCACTATCACTAATGAGACACATGACCATCATATGCAGGGCGGATCAGGGTTAGCAAACCCCACTATCCAGCTCGACGTGTGGGCGGAAACGCTGCCAACCAGGATAGCAGCGGCAGAGGCTGTCAGGTTATCTCTGGACGGTTTCAGGGGCGCTATGGGAACGGATAGTTTAAGCATCCGATCATGCTTTCTGGTTAATAAATCAAATTTTCAAGAGCAAGACGCGGAAGGTAGGGGTAACCCTGTTTACCGTTCATCGATGGATTTTTCAATCTGGCACGTTGAAACCGTGCCAACTTTATAGGTAATAAAAAATGGCTGATGTAGGCACTAGCACCACAATCGCGTTTGCAACTTCCGGCTTTACGGCTCAAGTTATGGACGTTAACGGCAGTGATGTATCGAGAGCAGATATCGACACAACACACATGGGTACAACTGGTTACCGCGAATACATGCCTTCGTCACTTGTTGAGGGTGGAACGGTGGATTTTGAGTTTTCATTCGACCCTAATTCTCAACCCCCAATAGCGGCGGCGGCAGAGACAATTACCGTCACGTTTCCAATCCCAGCGGGTGACTCTGCGGGCGCTACTTTGATATTTACGGGCTATATTAATTCATGGACTTGGGGCGCACCCCTAGAAGATAAAATGACAGGTAGCGCAACCATTAAAGTTGATGGTTTGACAGGGCCAACATGGGCGGCTTCTTCGTAATGTTAACGGCTGAAAGTATATTACAGGCTGATGATTGCAGCGATATCGAAAAGGTTGAAGTGCCTGAGTGGGGCGGATTCCTTTTCGTTAAAGTAATGAACGGCGCGGAACGTGATTTTTATGAACTGACCGCGTCTAAATCAATACAAGACCCTGGCAGCGGTAGCATTAGAGCGGTGCTTTGCGCGGCAACTATCTGCAATGATCAAGGTGATCGGATGTTCACAAATAAACAAGTGGGCGAACTATCGAAAAAGTCAGGTCATGCGCTTGATAGGGTTTTCACTGTGGCTCAACGGGTGAATAAAATCACAGACGATGAGATCGAGGATTTAGAAAAAAACTCATAGACCGTCCGATGCGGCGGTTTTGGTTTCAACTCGCATCACACTTAAATATGTCAGTCAGTCAGGCTCAGTCATGCATTAATTCGGCTGAGTTTTCGGAGTGGATGGCCTATAACACAATCAACCCTTTCACGGTAGACAGGACAGAAGCGATGTTATCGGTTGCCTGTTCAATCCTTGCCAATACCAGCAGGAAAAAAGGTTCAAAAGCATATAAACCGGCTGATTTTATTCCCAAATACGGGCGCAAAAAAGTTATGAAACCTACCGACTTAGAGACAAAAATGAGGGCTTTATTCAATGGGAACAATTAGCCGGTTATCGGTATCTCTAACTGCCAACACGACCAAGTTACAAAAAGGTTTAAAGGGCGCAAAAGCGAGCGTTAAACGATTTAGTGATCAGGTCTTTAGTTTAAAGGGAGCGATTGCGGGTGCGATTGGTGTCGGTAGTTTCGCAGGAATGCTATCTAGCGTGGTGCAAACAAATAAGGAGATGCAAACATTAAAAGCGAGTTTGAAAACCGTAACCGGCAGCACTGAGGGCGCGGCGGAAGCCTTTGAAAGAATAAAGAAATTTGCCATTACGACCCCGTTTGATTTGCAAGAATGGACGCAGGGTTTTATTAAAATGAAATCTTTAGGCTTAGACCCTTCTGAAAAAGCGTTAACCGCATACGGCAACACAGCGGCGGCAATGGGTAAGAGTTTAAATCAAATGGTTGAAGCGGTAGCAGATGCGGCAACAGGTGAGTTTGAACGTCTAAAGGAATTTGGTATCAAGGCCCGAAAGCAGGGTGAAGATGTTTCATTCACATTTCAGGGCGTGACAACAACAGTTAAAAACAACGCTAAAGAAATAGAAGGCTATTTGCAAGGTATAGGAAATAATCAATTCGGGAGCGCGATGGCTGACCAAATGGGCAATTTAGGCCCAGCATTTTCTAATCTTGGACAGGCTTTCACAGATTTATCGGTGATGATTGGCGAGGCTGGTTTAAATACAGCTATAACGCAATTAACAACAGGAATCACTAATTTCGTTAACGAGTTTGACAGCACTAAGCTATTGACTATTACCAATTTCTTCAAGTCGGTCGGCGAGGTAATCAGTCCAGTTATAGATGAAATAGGGCGTTTTATTGATGGCATAGCAGCAATAACCATGATGTATAACAAAGCGTTTGGAGTTCAGTCGACATTCGAAACAACAGTGAAAGTATCAAACGAGTATCAGCTAGGCGATTTTAACCGATCAAATGGAATGCTTGACTACCTAGAAACATTAAGGGCGGCAGACTTAAAGAATGATCCAAACGGTGAAACAGTGAAAGCGATGGAAGAAAATAACGCATACCAAGCTCAAATATTAGACGCGATTAGAGAGAATCAGAATTTGGCGGTGGCCGGATGAGCGTTGTAACCGATCTAACCGACCAGCAAACACTATCCTATAACGCGAACGGCTACAAAGCAAAAAGGGTGTTTTTTGTTGATAGTGTTTCAGGGTCAGCAGAGGAGAAATTATTCAATGCGCTCAATGATTCAGGTATACCCGACTACGGCGATGCCTACCCATCAATTTCAACCATATCAGTTGTTGATATTAATGCAAAACCGCTTAAAACTGGTACACAATTTCATGTAACGGTGATGTATGAAGACCCTTCAATAAACGGCACGGGGACAACAACATCAGCGGCAACGGTTAACGTCAGCGCGACAACTGCGAGCGAGCATACCGACTCTGATTCATCAGGGGCGAGGCTGGAATCTCGTTGGCGTGATAATCTCGGCGCTTATGATCACGCGACTTATTTCACAGCGGAAGTTGATAGACCGAGATTCACAATAGATTTTGAATACACCACTGCAACATACCCAAAAACACAAATTGATACTTATATGAACAGGGTAAATTCTGTTACATGGAACGGTTACGCGCCTAAAACAATATTATGCTCCGCCATTAATGTCAGCTCTACAGGCGCAGAGTATAAGGTTCGATTTTCGTTTGTTTATAATGAGGACACCTGGCAATTTCTCGGCAGCGTTAAAACTATTGGCGTATTACTTCCGCTAACGGCTCACAGCACTGCGCCCGATTCAGATATAACGCTATCAACAGGCGTTAAAGCGTTCGACGTTTATGCAACTGTTGATTTTACATCATTGGGTTTTTCGCTCTAAAATGGCTAATAATGAAATCATTAGTGATATCCAGCCGAGTGAAGTTATCACAGCGGAACGATTAAATAAATACGGGCGCGGCCTAAATCTAATGGCTCACGCAATAAGAGCGCCGAAAGAGGTTTTACAGCCAGCGGAAGAAACCGGCGGCAGTGGCGCGAGTATATCAAACGAAGTTTTTGCATGTACTGTTACCGAGTCAGATCAGACCGTTACGGATGACAACGGTGACGAGCTAGTACTAAAGAGGGTTGACACTTTAAGTTGTGTGGAAGGCAGTACAGGGCGCACAATGACGTTTAATATAACTTACTCTTAACTTTTGCTATACTGCGATAAATTAATCAATGGAACTGGTATGCAGTTAGTAAAAATCATAGTATTTACCCTGGCGCTATTCGTAGCAGCACCGGCATTTTCAAAAGTAGTTGATTGTGTAGATTTGCGCTGGAAGCTAGTCAAACAAGGCCGACCGGCAATCTATCGCGGTAGCGTTAAACCTGGTTCAGCGGTTCACCTTCAAATCGAAGTGAGAAACAAAACCCGCATCATAGGTCAGGCGTCAGCGGTTCCAAACGGAGGCGGCAATTGGCAAATGCGAGTTTGGGGTGATTACAATATAAAGAAAAGGCACAAAGAGCGCTTTTACTGCCATAAATAATTAATTCTATAAGCCTCGTTGATTCGGGGCTTTTTTTTGAGTAAAAAACATGGCTAGAACTGGATTATTTAGGCGAGCGGTTGAAGCGGCCTCAGCAGACCTTGTTGCGGTTCTCACCCCTGCTAATTTCGTTTCTAGTTGCTCGGTTCTTGTCGATGGCGGCGCATATACAGTTGATTGGGGCGATGGTACGAAAGTCGGTTATGCTGATGGGGTGACTGCTAGCGCAGTACCTACGGCAAATATTACAGTTGAAAGCGAGAACGCGCCCACAAGGTTTAAGATTTCAACCAATACAATTACTGGCGTCGATGTACAGCAAAGCGGGACGCTGACAAGTTTATTTAATTCTTTTACTTCGATGACAAATATGACTAGTTTCGCGATTTCGGATACGTCACTAGTCGCCACATTCCAAATTGCCTTTACTGGATGCACTGGGCTAACGTCATTTCCGCTTATTGATACGTCATCAGCTACAACTATATCCGCAGCTTGGAGCGGGTGCACCGGCCTAACATCATTTCCCTTGATTGATACGTCACTAGTTGCTGCATTTAACGCGGCATGGAGTGGTTGCACTGGCCTAACCGCCTTTCCTTTAATCGATACGTCGGCAGGGACAAATATACAAAGCGCATGGAGTGGTTGCACTGGGTTAACGGCCTTTCCTTTGATCAACACATCATTAGCGGCTAGCACAGTCGGCGCATGGAAAGAGTGCTCTGGGTTAACGGCTTTTCCTTTAATTGATACATCAGCAAACGCTAATTTTAACGAAACATGGAAAGGATGTGCCGCATTAACCACAATACCGGCCCTCGATTTGTCAGCCGGCACAACTTTTTCACAGACGTTTGACGGATGCACTGGTTTAACATCACTTCCAGCGCTAGCAACAGAAAGCGGCACAGATTTTTTTGCTATGTTTAAAAATTGCACTTCGCTAGTTACAATATCAGCGCTAGATACAACGGCAAATACTTCGGGACTGTCAGCCGATATGTTTACTAATAATTCATCAATGACATCCCCAAACACCTCAACAAGATCGTCATTAGCCAGCTCATCGGGTTATGACTTCAACTAATAACCATGCAAATCACAGTTCCTTGGTTGGGGTGTTACGCATCTCATCTAAAAACTCGATCAGCTTTTGCTTTTCTTCTGGCGTTACATATTCTCGGTAGTGGACTAGGCCGGAGTCTTTGCGTCTATCTCTTAGAGCTTTGTTATCGACTGCCCTGGATTTTGGTTGATTCATGTTTTCATAATACGGGTCAATATTCATTTCATCTATTGGTGGACAGTCGCAGTCACATGCATGTTGCTCGTGCAATGTGCAGTAAAATTCCCCGCATTCGCAGGGAGTCCATAATGGCTGGTTAGGCATTGGACTTAGTCTGCTCGTAAACATGATACTTAAAATATTCTTTACGTCCTGGCTGATTAGCTCCGATTTTCTTCGCGAACGCTTCCATATTTACACCGTCGATAACACCATTTGCAAAGCCTATGTTGACGCCTTCTTCAAGGTTTTTCTTTGCTTGTTCTTTAAGCTCGGTTAAGTTCATTTCGTCTCTTCCTTTTCGCTGTTTCAATAACTACATAGTATAGTAACGCGTTACATACTGCAAGCACTAAACAGCATATTTATTCTTGTGACAAAATACTCACAAAATACTCACCTAAGTTATTGATAGTGACACCCAAAAACAGTATTATCTCACAAAATGAACGGGGCTAAAGCATTGAAAAATATAGGTTGTATCACTGCCTGGGGGGCAGGTGGTCGCAGGTTCAAATCCTGCCGTCCCGACCATTTTTACTATATAAATCAACACTTTATAACTGCCTCGTTGAGCCTAGTTTTCGCGATTTCACAAAATTCACAAAATCTTCACAAAATAATCTATTCAGTTCCTTTAATTTCCTTCCGTTTACGATCATAAATAGCTGTCATTGATGCAGTCTTATGGCCGGCTGCTAACTGCTTTGAGCCACCTTCGAAATCAGATACGCCCTTCGCTTTCAGGTCGTGGAACGTGAAATGCTCCACACCCTGTAATTCGAATTTTGCTTGTAGTCGCTGAAAGGCAGATTTAAACGCTGACTCTGCAACTTGTGAGCCTTTGCCGTTATTGATCACCGGCATTTCTGGCACTCTTAGACAGCCTTCAAGCCCTTGATTGATGGCTTTCTCTAGTCTGTCGTTCCAGAGTGTTAAAGTTGAATTGCTTCCCTTAGATCGGCGCGTGTTCAGCCCTTCCGTTTCAATGTCCTTCACTCGTAAATCCAAAACCTCGCCACGACGCATTCGGCAGATTACAGCCAGTTCCATGGCGACTTGCATATAGTTACCGGCTAGACCGTACGCTATTTTGTATTCTTCGTCTGTCACGTATCTTGTGCGAGACTCTTCTTTTATCTTTTTAACACCCTTACAGGGATTGGCGATCGTCACAATGTCGCGTTCGTAACACCACGACCAGGCGCTTGATAGGTATGTGATATCTCGATTGCCAGCTACGTTATTGCGATAGTCTAAATATTTGCGAATAATGCCCGGGGTGATATTTCGGTATTTCATCACGCCAAATGTTTTACCGTCGACTGGAGTAGATAGTAGATTATCTAAAGTCTTTTCCGTTTCAACGTGCGTTTTCTTTGCTAAAAATTCTTTTGAATCAGTGTATTTACCGACAAGAAATTGCAATGTATCGGTTTGAGTCTCGGTC